TGCCAACGTCGTGCCAACGGGCGCGTCCGGCTTGCCTTCTGTCACCATGACTTCGGACGTACCGCCAACCCTCATGCCAGTATCCGCCATCTGGTTGACAAGATTCATCAAAGCCCCGGACGGTTCTTTATACGGCAAGGGCATAATGGCTTGGGTAATGGGCATACCATTCGTCTTCACCAAGGCCCCGCCGCCGGGAGGCACACGGAAGATGTTGGTATTCTGCCTCGCACCGGTGTCCGCCATAAGAAAACCGGGGAAATTGTTGTACATGCCAGCGTCTAGGAGTTCTCGCCAAGCAGCCGTGATAGCGTTAGTTGTATTGCCAAGTATATGAAGTAACCCAATATCATAGAAGCCCATACCGGGGACAAAAGTAAATTTCGCAAACCTTCGCTTGGCTGTAGGAAGCTCTTGATCGTCTTCATCATAGTTCCTAACAATGGATAAGATGTTTTTTGAGGATACATCTATCGTCACGATGTATGGGATTTCCAGCCCGGACGGTTTGCCCTTGTGCTTATGCTCAAAACCGGGGATGTCCAGCTCGCAATAGACCTCATAAATCTCGCGGTCGCGGTCATCCGGGTTGAAGCTATCCATGGAGACGCCTTGCTGGGCGTTTTTCTCACGTTGGACGCTATCAAGGTTTGGCATCAACGGCGCAGACAGTTCAATATCTCGGTAAACCCCGAGAATCTGTAGTCTTTTGACCGTGCTGGGCTTCATATAGGTGCGGTGGGTGATCCGCTTGGCGTTTGCCAAGTCTGTAGCGGCATTGTTGACGATCAAATCGTCCGCATCGACGCTTTCGGAGACCGGACGGTTACGCAACGGGCAAAAATAAACCTTCTTGAAGCTTGTGCCGCCAAAACCGAGCATCAAAAGCATCCGATCCGTGTCGGGGTAATATTCGGACGCCGTGGCGGTCAGATAATGGTTGAGGTCTTGCTCCAAACAATTGGCAAGCTGGTCTTGGGCAAGGTCTGGATTGTTACTGTCATTGCGAACTTTGACCGGGCCATCGGTTGGCAACAGCTCAGAACGGGCATTGGCTTGGAAACGCAGCACAGCTTCCAGCAAAAGTGGATGCCGCACCTTGCTCATGCCCTCGATGGGGGCTCCATCGGAGGTGCCTTGGAGGCCGGGTATCTCAATCTTGAGGCCAAGCAGCTTGATTCCCTGCGCACGGTCCTCAATCCAGTCCTTGCGGCTCTCGATGTCGTCGCGAATGCCGCGCAAAAGCTCCTCAGCTATGTCTTGCAGGGCTCCATCGGCAATGTCATCGACCAAATTGCGAAACCAATTGGTTTCATCACGCTCTTCGCGGTTGTCATGGATGGGTTTGCCATCAAGCGAGATAGTTAACGAGCCATCGGGATGCTCAATTTCAAGAATCGCACCGTTTTTGTCAAACTTTTCAGTACTTTGGCCGTTGTCGATGATTTCAATCTCAATGTCACCAGCGGCCAAAGGCTCTTCCTCTGGCGCGGCTTGCCGAATGTTTCCCACGAGGCCCGGCGTCATTGGCATCTAGCTATTCCTTGGTAAGCGCGAGGGCTTCCATCTCATCGACGAAGCGTTGAATGCCCTCTTGAGCGGCCATTGTATCGGATTGCGCCATAATTTCATAGGTCCGCACGTAGTCATATGGAGGCTGGCCCCACACTTCCACGCGGAAATGGCCGATCATCTTAGGCGTATTGGGCTTAATAACGTCTACAACGGCATTAGCTAGAACTTGCGGCATGATTTCCCCCATAAGGAAACCGTACCATACACGATTTGCCTTAAATGGGATAGAGCGGGGCTAAGTTATTGTTTCCCTTGAAGGAAAGAGTGTCTTCAACGTCGGCCCGCCACTCTTCTCCGCGTATAATTGCGCCGGTATCCCGCAGATGGCGCATTGCCATGCTTACGGTATCGACCAAGTCGTCGTGTTTGCCTTTGGGGAATTGACCGACTTGGGTGATGACCATCTCGGCCCATTGCTTGATAGGGGCAAATACCAGTCCTTCTGCGAACAGATGTTGAACGGAATAGAGCCGCGCCAGCTTGTCTTGTGACTTTGGGTCGAACATCTGGACGCCAAACTTCTCAAACCCGTACATGCGGCGGATTTCTTGGGCGACGGAGTGTCCGGCGGCTTTGTTCTCAATAAGGAGAACATCTACCTTCATCTTGCGGCATGTAATGGCAACCTTGGAGACCAAATCGTGCAGCTCGTACCGGCCCTGCCAAGCGTCCATCAACATCACCCTTGGCGCGGTTTCTGTATATTGCCGGTGGTATTCCATCATGCCGCCATGGCGATTCCCAGCATGGGTAGGCGCTTGGACAGATACGTCGCTAGAGAACACGCCCCAGACGGTCATGGCGGACGGGTCGTTGTCGGTCTTGGTGGTGTAGGCGGTATCTAGGGTCGCGATAATGAGGTCCATATTTGGGTAGATGTCACCTACCCATGGTTGCCACCATTCACGCTTGATGATGCCGCCACCTTTTGGCTCGGGACGTTGCTGGAGCTGACCGGCTGCGGCCCATGGGCCAAGCTGCCTTTCCAGAATTTCCACTTCTTCCGCGCCAAAGCGATCCGGCCATAGAAGTGTGCCCTCCCGTTCGTCCAGCTCGATCTGGGCTTCGGGGGAGACCGGCATACGATCTCCGTTGGGGGCCACCTCAACAAGGGGCTCGTCATTGTCATCAACGCCACGGGGGTCGTGCCAGCCAATGGAGGTATAGCTGTGACGGGACCATTCGTATCTCATTGGGAGACAAAGATGCGTCCACTCGCCCCGGTCTTTGGACATAATATGACCGGTTAGGTCTTCTTCCGACAGCCTCTGCTGGATAACCACGAACGCGCCGGTTTTTGGGTCATTAAGGCGGGTCGAGAGCGCAGAGTCCCACCATTCGATGGTTGCGGCAATTGTGGCTTCGGAAAAGGCTTCTTGTGCTGCATTAGGGTCATCGACGACAATGATCGAACCACCCTCCCCGGTAAGTGCTGATCCCACGGAGGTAGAGAGACGCGAGCCGTTTTTGTCATTGTCAAAACGCCCTTTGGTGTTTTGGTCGGACGTAAGCTTGAACCTGTCACCCCAAAGCCCGCGATACCACGGCGACTCAATGAGGCGGCGGCATTTGACGGAATCGCGCAGGGAGAGCTGTTGGGCATAGGACGCATGAAGGAACTGGACGCCCGGCCCACACGTCGGTGAGGTGAATGGCTGCGCCCAAGTCCAAGCTGGGAACGCGCAGGACGTAATAGACGACTTACCCATGCGGGGCGGGATGTTAATGATTAGACGTCTAATATCCCCATCAACGACTGCTTGAAGATGCTCAGCAATTGCTTCAATAGGCCAGCCTTCTGTGAAGGGGGAGGCGTCAATGTATTTCCAAGCGTGTTTGAGGAATGTGTAGAGGCTATCTTCGCAGTCGGCACGGTCCAGCTCGGCAAGCTGTTTTTCGATGTCAATCTGTTTACCGTCAAGATCAAGTGTTGTCATAGGTTAATGAACCATTTGATGAAACCGCGATTGCTGGAACGCCGCGCCAGAGGACGACTGGAATGGCGGATCATGGCGATAAGGGTGGCTTCCAGCTCCACCTCATCAAACACATCCAGCTCTAATGGTTTTAATGATCGCAGCATAAGGCCCCCTTTGCTGCAAAAAATATAGCCTATGGTTGATGATTTTGCTATAGTGATTCTGCGTGCTGGCGCTGGCTCAGATGTTTCACGTGAAACATTGGTGGGCTGGGCGGGCTTCCAGCATCTTGGCTACCCATAGCGCGATGGGTCCGCACCGGCCTTCCCGGCCACCAAATCACTCATAGCACAATGTTTCACGTGAAACATCTTGAGGGGGAATGATGGAACAGCAAATTAAAGAGTTGGAAGCAACCAAAGAACGGCTGCTGCTTGAGCTTGGCTATTTGCAGAGCAAATCCATGCAGGTGGATGCTTTGGAAGCTAAGATTGTTAAATTGGAAGAAGAGCTGGCAAGCTGCCAAAGAAGCGAGCGGCGGGCATGGGAATTGTGGCGCGAGATGCGTGAGGAACAAAAAACAATTAGAAACGCGGCAATGGAAGCTATTAGGCAATTACAGGTTGAACTTGAGCGCGTCAAAACACAGGCATAATGTTTCACGTGAAACATCTGGGGAGCACATGGGCAAATGGCAGTCTATTGAAACCGCGCCAAAGGATAGGTGGATTTTGGCGTACCAGCCAAATGGGTCACATGGCGGCAGGACGTTTACCGGAGGCCATTGCTACGTGTGCCGGTGGGCCTACAAGAACAAGTTTTGGTACGACAAGACCTCTAATGTCTTGGAAGAGCCGCCCCCAGCAGAGAAAATCATAACCTACTTCACATGCACCCCTACCCATTGGACGGAGCTGCCAGCCCCACCGGAGTGAATGTTTCACGTGAAACACTCTGGCGCGGGTATAGGCTAACCTATTCTACAGACAATGCTGGGGTAGGTCGGGGTGCCGCATTGTATATAGAGGAACCCGTAC